CACCCCCCTTCCTGGCCTTCGATAGAAACCATTGCGCGTCAGCTCGGCGCAGGGCCAAGCACTGTCCGTACGGCGATCGCGAAGCTGGAGAAAGACGGCTGGCTTTCACGTACTCAGCGCCGCCAGGGCAACCGCAACGCCTCCAATATTTACCAGCTTAATGTGGCAAAGCTTCAGGCGGCCGCATTGTCTCACCTGTCAGATTCTGACCCGTCAAAATCTGACGCATCAAAATCTGACCCGTCAAAATTTGAGGCATCAAAACTCAGCAAAAACGGCGGTTTTGACCCGTCAGAATCTGGCGGGGATCCGTCAGTAAATTCAAAACATGATCCATCAGATAAAAAACCTTTCTGTCAGGTTGCTGAGCAACCCGACCCTGCAGTGGTCATCACTGACCAGGCGAAACAGGTTTTATCTCACCTGAACAAGACCACCGGATCCCGGTACCAGGTCTGCAAATCATCTCTGGAAAACATCCGTGCCCGCCTGGCGGACGGGTTTTCACCTGAAGAACTGGTACTGGTGGTGGATTACAGCGTCGAGAAGTGGGGCTCAGATCTGAAAATGGCCGAGTACCTGCGCCCGTCAACGCTCTTCCTGCCAAGCAAGTTCCCGGGCTATCTGCAGTCGGCGAACAAGTGGGATTCCGCCGGACGCCCGGCACGCGATACATGGGGCCAGCGCAGCAAGCTTCCTGATTCAGCGGTGTTCCGTTCGAGTCACCAGGACGTGGCGTACACCATTCCGGAGGGGTTTCGCGGATGAGCATCGCATCGAAAGTTTTGCAGTATGTCATTGAGAACCCGGGCTGCAATTATCGCGATATTGCCAAAGCCATGCCGGGAACCAACACCAGCACTATCAATCGCTGTCTTGGCCGTTTTTATGAGGAGGGGAAGTTACGCCGGGGTTTTCAGGAATCGATGCTGACTTATTACCCGTCTAACCAAACCCTGGCAGAAACGCTTTCAGAGGAAGACCTCCGGACCCTGACCGGGCTGGAAAACCGGGCGCAGCAGCTGGAAGCGCAGGGACTTTATTTCCGCGCCGCATCGGTCTGGCTTAAAGCGTTTGATATGGCGATTAGTAGTACAGATCGGAATCGTTATGTTTCGCGCCGGGCCTTGTGCCTCAGGCATGCAGGAAATTTTATGACACCAGAAGGGCGGTGCTATCTCGCTGGCCGTTATGTAGGGGAAGAATAATGCCAAATAAATACTGCCGTGAACTTGCAGAACTGCGTAATCAGCCGGTGCACGAACTGAAGGAAGTTGGCGATCAGTGGCGTACACCTGAAAACATTTTCTGGGGTATCAATTCGATGTTTGGCCCGCTGGTGCTGGACCTGTTCAGCGACGGAGAGAACAGCAAATGCGAGGCGTATTACACCGCCGAGGATAACGCACTGACGCAGGACTGGTCCGCGCGCCTTGCAGAGCTTAATGGCGCCGCGTTCGGTAATCCTCCCTACAGCCGAGCCAGCCAGCATGAAGATCAGTACATCACTGGTATGCGTTACATCATGCAGCACGCCAGCGCGATGCGCGAGAAGGGCGGACGTTATGTTTTCCTGATCAAGGCTGCGACCAGTGAGGTGTGGTGGCCGGAGGACGCCGATCACATCGCGTTTATCCGCGGGCGTATCGGTTTCGATCTGCCGAAGTGGTTTGTACCGAAGGATGAAAAGCAGGTGCCGTCCGGCGCGTTCTTTGCTGGTGCCGTTGCTGTTTTCGATAAGAACTGGCGCGGCCCGGCTATGAGTTATGTCAGCCGCAAGGATCTGGAAGCTCGCGGCGATGCATTCCTGTCGCAGATCCGCCGTGAAGCTGAGCGGCTCGCCGGGCTGTTAGCACCACAAAAAGAACCGCAAAATATTCCTGAAATTATTCCGGAAGCCGTCGGGCCTGTCGAAGATAACCCGCCATCTTCAGCTGAACCGGAAATCCCACTGACCAAAAAAGACATTATTGAAAAAAACGGATTTAACTTCTGGGCGTGTGCATGTGCCGCGTTCGACGACAAAGAAGAATACACGTTCTCCGAATCCCGCTTCGCGCATACCTGGGCAGCTGATTCAGTAGCAAATCCTGAATTTATCATCGTACCGACGGAAACGATCGGCAAAGCACTGGCTCTGATTAAAGAGAATGCCGATCAGCAGCAGGTTATCGCCTGGCTGGATCAGCAGAGTTTTGAACATGACGGCATCCGTAATGACATGCAGGACCGGCTGTTGATACTGGCATCAGAGGTTATTGCCGAATATGGCCTTACCGCAGCAGATATTACGCAGACCCTGGAATCCATTCCCAGCCATCACTGGCACAATATTCGCTCCCTGCGGATTCGCTTCCGGCTACTGATGGAAGCGCGAAAAGCGGAGGCATCAACATGCTGAAACTGACAGTGCGGCAACAGGAAGTATTAGATCTGATTATCGATTACATCGCCGATCACGGATTCCCGCCAACCATTTATGAGCTGTCTGGCCTGATGGGCTGCCGTTCGCCAAATGCGGCTAATGATCACCTTCGTGCGCTCCAGCGTAAGGGGGCTATCACCATCCATCCGGGCGTCTCCCGGGGCATCACGATCACTGGACAGAGCGTGGAGGATGAGGCAGTCGCCCTGATCCGCGCGCTCCTTAATGACGATGACCAGGCGCGAGAGAACGCGATCGCCTTTCTCGAAATGCGTGGGGTCGAACTATGAAACTGACCTTGCCATTCCCTCCGTGCGTGAACACCTACTGGCGCGCCCCGAATAAAGGCTCACTGGCTGGTCGTCACCTGGTCAGTGCTGCAGGGCGTAAATATCAGAGCGAAGCCAGCGCGGCGATTGTCGAGCAGCTGCGCCGCCTGCCTAAGCCGTCCACCGCGCCAGCAGTGGTCGAAATAGTTCTTTTCCCTCCGGATCAGCGCCGCCGGGATCTGGATAACTACAACAAAGCGCTGTTTGACGCGCTGACGCATGCAGGCGTCTGGGAGGACGACAGCCAGGTTAAAAAAATGCTGGTGGAGTGGGGGCCAGTGGTACCGAAAGGTAAGGTCGAGATAACCATCACGCCATTCAGTCAGGAGGTGGATAAATGTCCAGCTGTGGGTTGAAAGAAAAGCGATATGGCAGTAATGTCAAAAAGTGCAAGCGAAGCGGGCGTGCAGGCCCCTCGCAATACAATCAGTGGAGAAAGCTATGAGTCAATTACTTGTGATTGACGGCGTTTCCGTACGCCGTGATCTTGATGGTCGTTACTGCCTGAATGATTTACACCGCGCTGCCGGTGGTGAGAAGCGCCATCAGCCATCAAACTGGGCCTCACTTACCCAGACCCAGGAACTAATCGCTGAAATTTCGAGCGCTCCTGATATTACAGGAGCGGCCCCGCTGGTTACCATTGCTGGCGGTAATAACCAGGGGACGTATGTTTGCAAGGAGTTGGTTTACTCCTATGCAATGTGGATCAGCGCTGCCTTCAACCTGAAAGTGATCCGCACGTTCGACTCCCTTCAGCAGGCTGGAATCGCAACACTCAAAGCCGACCAGGTGCAGGCAGGGGTGATCCTGCTTGAATCCGCCTCCCGCATGTTGAACCTCTCCAATTCTTCAAAACTGGGCGCATACCAGAAGCTTCTTCAGGTCGCTGGGCTGCCTGATCTTATGCCTCAATACACGATTGACGCACCAGCTGGCGCACCAGACGGCTCAAGCCGCCCCACGCAATCTCTGAGTGCTCTGTTGAAAGCTAACGGCATTCGCATAACGGCTACGGTGGCATACCAGCAACTGGCTAAGCTGGGGATCGTTGAACAAAAAGAACGTCGCAGCCGGTCAGGCGCTAACGGAATAAAGCGCTTCTGGTCGATGACTGCGAAGGGATGTATGTACGGGAAGAATATAACCAGCCCGGCGAATCCGCGAGAAACACAGCCGCATTTCTTTGAGTCGAAATTTCAGGAGCTGTTGCGCCTGCTCGAAACCGTGCATTGAGGTGTCTGTGAGAGCGTTACTAACCCCTGTGATCATCAAAGAGTTCGGGCTGGTGGCGTTCCGGCCCGGTCCTGAATTGCTGCCGCATTTCTGCCGCGGTCGCATCCTCCTGGAGAACGAACCGGATCGACTGGCTGACCTGCCAACTGGTGAAATCCCGGCGGCACGCCAGCCACTGGCAGAAGATTCGGTCATGGTGCCTGTATTCGAACACCCCGAAGTAATACTGCGTGCTGGTGGACTGGCGAGCCTGGAAGCCTGGCTGCTGCGTGAATCAGGCTGCCAGTATCCGCATACCAGCTATCACCATCACGAACTGGTAACTATGCGCCATGAGCCCGGCGCTCTGCGGCTGTGCTGGTCCTGCGACAACAAAGTGCGGGACCATTTTACTGACGAACTGGCGGGCATTGCGCGGGCAAACCTGGTAGCCTGGGTATTGTCGGTGGTCCGGCGCGGGCTGGGGTTCGATGATTCCCACGCGGTGACCCTGCCGGAGCTGTGCTGGTGGCTGACGCTTAATAAACTGGCGCATGTGATCCCCGAATCAGTCGCGCGCCAGGCAATGCGCATGCCGCCGCAGGTTATCCAGTCGGTAACCCGTGAATCGGACATCATGCCGTCGGTACCGGCCACCAGCATGGTGGAGGAAGCAGTAAAGCAGGTGCTGGCGCTGAAGGTTGACCCTGAGACACCGGAGTCGTTCATGTTGCGACCGAAGCGCCGCCGCTGGCAGAACGAGAAGTACACCCGCTGGGTGAAGTCGCAGCCGTGTGCATGTTGCGGCAAGACAGCAGACGATCCCCACCACCTGATCGGATACGGCCAGGGTGGAATGGGGACCAAAGCCCATGACTTATTTGTGTTGCCTTTGTGCAGAACGCACCACGATGAACTTCATGCGGATGTAGGGGCATTTGAAGCCAAATACGGCACGCAGCCAGAGCTGCTGCTGAAGACATTAGACCGGGCGCTTGCCATTGGCGTGCTGGCGTAAACGGAGTGGGGACCGCGATGAATCTTGATAGCGTATTGAAATTTTTTGCCCCGAAAGGGATGCACATTTCTGACAGCGTTCGCGCTACTGCGAGCGAACAGTTAACGGTAACGGATGTGATGGCTGCGCTGGGTATGACCCAGGCAGATGCTGGGATCGGCCTCGCCATGTATCTGGGAAAGGCAGGCATCAGCCCACAGGATAAAGATGCTGCGATATCCTGGCTGGCTGAATACGCAAAGCTGCACGCGCCGATGGCGGTACGTAAAGCTGCCGGCAAAAAGTTTCCTAAAAGGGGCGGT